GGCGCAAGTGCGTCGAACTCCACGCCGCTATCCTTGAGCGCCTGAGTCAGCACCATGAGCTTGCCAATCGGCATCCCGGTGCGGTCTGCCATGTCCTGCATTTCGCTGCCGAAGTTGTATGCGTGGACAACGCCAGCCGCAAACACTCCGCCGACAACCACGCCAGCCTTGGCGAGCATACCGAAGGCTTTCGCGGCCAAGTTGGGCAACCCTCCGATAGCGCCGCCGATAGCGCCGATGGCTTTCTCCGCGCCGAGAAATGCGCCCGTGGCAAGTAGCTTGACGGGGTTGCGCGCGAACTGCGCGGCGAGGGCTTTGCCGGTGGCCAGCGCCTTGGCAGCGCCGCGCACGAACGGCGAGGTGTCGAGGGACAGAACGGTTTTTAGCTGTGCGGTCTTTGCCATGTCAGAATCCTGCTTTCTTTGCGTTGGCCTGCATTTTCTTCGCGGCGTAGTCGAGCATGTCGGCTGCGACAAAATCAACCGCCTCTTGCAACGCTGGCATCATCTTCGCCTCTGCGCTGTCAGCCTTTGCGTTTGTCGGCTGATTCACAAGTGCGGTGATTTCAGTGAGCAGACTCACGGCGTTTGCTTTTTTCACCAAAGCGGATGCGCCGCGCATCTTCTTTCCCTTGAACGCTCCGCCAAACTTGACAATCGCTTCCGCCCATGCCGCGCGCAAATAGCGTGCCGAGCCAATGCGGATGGCGAGCGTCTTTTTCATCTCAGCGGCGAAGTCTGCGCCGCGCGCAATGCCTTTCTTTTTCAACCGGCGCGATGTCAGCGCCTCCAGCAATCCTTCTTGCGCGAGAATGTCGGAACGAATCTGGCCGGGCTGTGCTGGCTTAGTAAACTGCGCGGCCCGATACGCGATGTTACGACCTGCGCGATTCAACACCTCGGCCATGTCTTTATCGGTCGCGCTCGCGTAATTGAGCAGCGCCCTTTCAAAGTCGCGAGTGTCGAGCGTGAGCATGGCGGCTAGACTAGCACGTCCACGCCGTCCTTGGCAAACACGGAAAGCACGTAAATTCGTGCCACCTTGTCGAAGGCGTGCATCTGCCGTTGCCGGTCGAAGTCCTGCCACCATATCGCATCGTATTGGAGCGCCTCGGCCAATGGCATCCGGTGCCAGATTTCGTCCGGTGAAGCCCCGCAGACCGCGTGAACATGCGCGATGAGATGCGCCCATTGCGACTGCGAGGCTAGACTTTTCCCGGCTCGTCCCCTGATTCTCCGCCGCCAGTTTTCTCAACTTCGATGCGGAACTGCGCGGCGTCCACGCCGGTCACGATTCCGAAAAACACTTGGAATGCCTCGCCAAACTTCGGCCCGCTCGAATCGGCGATGCCGCATTTGTCGGCCCATTCCAGCGCGGCGTCGCGCGCCTCGTCCGGTTTGGACATTGCCCGTGAAGGCGTCCACACGCCCCGCGCCAGCGCCGTGCTTGCGTCGGGCAGTGTGCATAGCCAAAGCAGGATCGCGGTGTCGCGGATCGCGCCGGGATACATGTTAGTTGCCTGCAACTGCGCAAGCGCGGCCTCGCCGATGAACGGCCATTGCATCCCCATCGTCTGCGCTGCCACCTTGCGGCTGGCGCTGTATGGCGCGAGCGGGGCGCCGAATAGCTCGAAGCCTCGCTTGGCGTTGATGAAGGATGATTCTTCGGGTGTGATTTCGTCGCTCATGGTTTTTTCGGTGCTCCTATTTTTTCGCGGTTTGACGGTGTGGTGTTCAAATTCCAGAAAACGGCAGTGCCATCGGCGGTGTAGCTCAGCGGCGCGGACACTTCATCCGGCACGCCTTCAATCGGCTTCGCCTTCACGCTCGATTTGCCAAGCGATAGCGAAGGGCAGACAACCCAGGTGTGGTCTTTCATCGGCTTGTGATTCAGCCGGCGCATGTAGAGCGCCTGCATCACGGTTTCCGTCGAAATGTCGGGGAGGTTCGGCTCGCGCTTCTCCACCTTGGCCTTGTGCATTTCCTCGGCCATCGCATCCCATGCCTTAATTGCGCGGGTGAACTCCGCGTCCTTGACGATGCGCCATGTCACGATGCCGGGGATCTTCCGCTCGCGCGCTTCGATGACAGCCGCCTCGAATACCTGCGGCGATACGGGCGATTGAGGGAGCAGCCTGCGCGAACGGCAAAGGTCAGGCGTGTAGTGGTTGATGCACGGCGGCACGTCTCCGGTGTCGCTGCCTGCCAGCTTCGCGCCCGCGCACAAAAGCGCGAGCGCGAGTTCCTCGTCTGTTGTCTCGAAAATTTCCATGTGGTTTAATTGACGTTTGCGGGTTCCGTCTCCCGGCCTTTTGGCGGTGTTGAATGATTAGCCTTGAATGGACGTGTAAAGCTCCGCCGCTGCCCACGCGCCGATAACGGCGGTGCCAGTACCGGCGTCTGTGACCGCAATGGCGGCTTTGATGTCGAGCATGTCGCCGGGCAACAGGCCCGAGGACGTGAGCGCGAATGAAGTCTCGGCAAGCGTCAAACTGCGAATACTGACAGCGGCTCCGGCGTAGAGGTTCGCGCCAACCGTGCGGTCTCGGCTAACTTTGCGCACGTCCACGATGAGCGTCGCAGCGGTGTCGGCGATGGTCGTGATACAACCTGCGGAAAAACGCACCGTGACGGTAGCGGCGGCGACGTAGGAAGGCGGAAGCACTTTGAGGCAGCGAGCGTAGCGCGTGGTCGCGCCAGCCGTCTTGAGGTCGCTGGTGCCGATGTAGCTGCCAGCCGTGCCGTGCGTGCCGGTGTAATAGCCGAGGTCGTCGGTCGCGCTTGTCGCTGGCAGCACGGTGCCGACTGAATCCCACACGCGCCAGATGTCAAATGGCAGCGGGAGTATTTGGTTCGTGTCCGTGGCAAGCGATGAGCGCGGATACGATGGCAGGTTTCCGGCAACGGCAAGGTTGCCCTGAATCTGCACATTCGGAAAAACTGCCGTGTCGGTGGCCATAGATTAGGCGACTGCGAAGCGGCTGGAATACTTGGCCGTGACCTTCTTGAGGCCGTTGCGCTCGAGGTCAACGGTTCCGGTGTCGCGATAGAATCCGCCAGCCGAGCGGCCAAAGTAGGTGGTCGAATTGACCGGCACGAATGCCGTGTAGAAGTTGTGGACGAAAAGCGAGGATGCCGTGGTGATGTCGAGCGTCTCGCCTTCGATGTCGAGTTCACCCTGAGGATCGCCGACAACCTTGCCGCGCGCCTGCCCGTTGATGCCGGGAATCCACTCGTTAATTTCCGGCGAGACTGACACGGAAAACTTAGAGCAGTTGATGCCGAGTTCTTCGGAGGCGATGCCCCAGACTCCGTTGGTGAAGGATACGAGTTGAACGGCCATGATTAGGATTTGGTGGGTGTTGCGGGTGCGGGTTTCGGAAGTTGTTTTTCCAGCGAGGCAAGCTGCTGTTTCTCGGAGGCGATGGTCGCGCTGCGATCAACGCCGTCTTTCAGCGCCTCCAGCGCGGCGATGGAACGGCGCAAGCCTGCGGCCATTTCCTGAACGTCTTTTTCCTGCTGTGCGGAGAGTGCCATTACGGTGTGAGCGCGCCTGCGGCGAGCGGACGGAAGTTAAGAACGGTCGTGGACTTCGCAACGCCAAGGCAACAGGTGCCCACGCCAGTCGTGTTGTCGGCGGCGGTCTTGGTGATCGCGCCAGCCGTCGTGTGCGTCCACACGGTGTCTCCGATGACAAGAGTAGAACCAAGAACAAGGTTCGCGTCCGAGGTCACAAGACGCGCGGACTGCCCGACGCTGCCCCCAAGGGCGGCGAGGCCATCGCACGCGGAGGCCGCGACGCTGGCGTTGCTGTCGGTCAACTGGAGAAGTCCTGCGGAGTCAACGTAGCACGGCTGCCCGGCTGCGATGATGGTTGCGCCGATGACGTAAAATGGGGAATACTGCGCGCCCGACGATGGAATGAACGACGCGGCGGTTTGTGAGAGTGCAGCCATAGTGGTTTGCTTTTACGTCAAACGCTTGCGACTTGCAAGGGAATTGTGCGGGTGAACACGCGAAAATTGCCGCGCGTTTCCATCGTCGTCCTTGCGGCCTCGGTCATTACGAGTAGCCAAGTGAAGTTGGCGGTGACGTAAGCGGATGTTGCCGGCGAGACAAGCGACGCCTCCGCCTTGGCAAATACATCGTTCGCCTCGTCCGCGTCGCGGTTGACGGTGTGGAATGACACGTCGAGTTGCGCGGCGTATGGCTTCTGCCCTTCCAGCATTTTCTCGCCCACCTCGGCCTTCACAACAATGCGCTCCTTTGCTGTCTCCGCGCTGCTGTTGAACGCCTCAACCTGCAAGTCGAATGGTAGCGTTGCCGCTGCGCGCAGTGCTTGAATTGCCCACGCTTCGATTTTATTGCCGATGGTCAGTTGCATTACTCGGAAGCTGTTGGGTCGCCAACCGTGATGTAGAAAATGCTGTCGCGCTCGTCCACGTCGAGGATGACGTGATCTTGTCCGCGCACCGTGACTGGCGTGAATTTCGGCGGCTCGCCATTTGGGAATTTTACCGTGTCGGCGTAGTCCGTGAGCAGGCTCTTTTTGATGGCGAGCAACTGCGATCCTGACTCGCCGATTCCACCCGGCAAAAGCACGTCGCCGAATGCGTTCATGCCGACGACGCACGGGATCGCGCTCATCGTGCCAATGGTCGCGACGCACGATAATCCCGTCCATCGCGCCTGCGATGTCACTAGCCGGTCGTGTGCGTCTGTGGTGCGTGACATTGGGAAAAGCAAAGCGCCCGGCCCGAGTGAACAGACCGGGCGCTAAGATGAACAACTAAGCTGATTAGACTCCGCCGATGATGATCGCGAGGTGCTCCGGCTTGAACACCGTGACGCCCCATGCGAGCGAGACGTGGTAGGTGTTCATGCGATAGCCGGGATACATCGCAATCTCGAAGCTCATGCCGGTGCGCGGGTCGGTGATGACTTGGCGGTCGAGCGCCATGTCGCCCTGCGCAGGGATAGCCGGAAGGCGGGTGGCAAGCACGATGGCGTTGCGGCTGAACGCGCAGTTGCGCGAGCTTGTGCCGAAAACTGTGATCGCGCGAGTCGCGGCGGATTGAGCAACGCGGAGGCCGGGAGCGGCGAGCGTGATGCTGTCACCGCTGGCCGGGTTTGCGCCAGCGAAGCTGGCAGAGGCGACGACATACTTGTTGGTGTCGTTGGCGACGGTGATGATGTCGCCAGCGGCAACAACGCCGGTGCCCGCCGTAGCGAGCGGGATGACAGTCTGCCCGACGGTGAACGCGGCGCTGGTGCTTGTGGCACTCGCCATCGTGCCAGCGGTCTGACTTCCGACCGCTGCGGACTCGCGAAGCGAGAAGCCGTAAAGGTCGCCGAGCAGACCTTGGCGGAGCAGCGTGCTGTCGCCGCCCTCGTTGACTTTGTAGAGGTTTGCGTAGCCGCGCACCGCGACGCCGCCTGCGGTGGAAAGAACGGCGTGGCGGTCGCTGCCGGGAGCGCCGTTGTCGTCGAGGATTTTCTTCGCGTTGCTGAAGTCGCCGATAACAGGCGCGGTGTTGGCCGTCGCACCGAAGGCGCGGGAAGCGCCAGCGTTCGCGGCAGTCCAGATGTCCGCTTCGACTTCGTTGACGGCAGCGCGGATAGCCTGCGCGATCTGATCCTGCTGAATGGTCAGGTAGCCGGGGCCTTTGTCCACCGCCATGATGTCCTCGCCGCTCCAGCTAAATCCGAACGAGCGGGCTTTGGTGATCGTGAGCGACTTGTTGCCGATGGTCTGGTTGAGCGCGGAAGGAACGGCCATCGCGGGAACGATGTCCGCGCCGGAGGCGTTCACAGGTGCGACGATGGAGCGGAGCGTTTGCCCGACTGCAACCATGTCTGCGCGGGAATCGCGGGCGACGGTCGGGATGAAACCGGTCAACTCCCGGCTTACCACGTCAAGCGCGGCGTAGGCATCGGGAATCAGGCTGGTGAGTGTGTTGTTGTTGGTGGGTGCGGCCATATATTTGTGCGGTTACGAAGTGAGGTTTTCTGCGGTTGGTTAGTCGGTGATCTTCCCGCCCTTTTTGCAAAAGTCGGCTTTGTTGAACGGCGAGAGCTTGTCGAAGTCGGCGCGCTTTAGCGTATTGCCTGCGGCTCCCTGCGCGTCCGTGGAGGTCGCGACGGTCGAGGCTTTGAACGTATTCAGGATGACGTGCTCCTTGAACTCGGCGAGGTTCTTTCCGTTTGCGGTGAAGGTATCCACGGCGTCGGTCAAGCTGACTTTCTGAACGGCTTCAACCGACTTTGCCCACGCTTTGATTTCCGTAATGCGCGCGCGCTCGGCGGTGATTGCGTCGGCTGCGGCTTTCGCGGAGATAGCCGGAACATCGGGCGGCGCTTCCACGGTCGCGGGAGGCGGAGTTGCGGGCGGGGTGACTACCGGCGCGACTGGCTCGGCAACAACGGGTGCGGGCGTGGAAGGTTCCATTTGCGCGGTTATAACAGATTGCGCGGCGGTGTCAATAGCTTTTTCGTCGCCTTTGAAAAGAGCAGCCGGAAGCATTGTGAATAGTCCCGCCCATTGCGCCTTGAATGCCTTGGCTTTCGCGCCGCTGATAACGCTGTCCGCGAAGCCTGCGTCAACTGCCTCTTGCCCGAAAAACCAAGTGCCAAGCTGAGCCTTCATCATGTCGCGAATCTCGGCTTCGTCCTTGCCGGTGCGCGCGACGTAGAGCGCGACGATGCGATCCTCAAATTGCTTTGTGAGTTGCGCTGCGGCTGCGAGGTCGTCGGTGTTGCCGTGCGCGCCGCCAGTGACGCGGTGGATCATTACGCGCGCATTTTCGTAAATGCGAATCTTGCCCGCGTCGGCTGCGAGCATGATGACGCTGGCCATGCTTGCCGCGAGGCCGATGACGTTCACCGTGACGCTCGCGCCGCTGGCTTTGATTGCATCGTAAATCGTGAGGCCGTCATTGCAGTCTCCGCCGGGGCTGTCGAGATTGAGCGTGAGATTTTTCACCTTGCCAACGGCGCGCAGTTGCTCGGCAAATTCCTTGGCGGAAATTCCCCACATTCCGATTTCGTCGAAAATATCAACTACGCATTCGGAGTCGGATTTGGCGGTGATGGAATACCAGTTCTTTTTCATGCTTCTTTTTTCTTGGGTGGTTCGTCGTCGTCGTCATCCGGCTCGTCTTTGTCCGGTGGAGTCATCGGCCCCTTGGTGGTCGCCGTCTCGATGCCGAATTTTTCCATCAGCATATTGCTCTCTGCGATCTCGGTCAACGTCTGCTCGAGGTCGGTGCCTTGCTCATCGTGAATCGCTTGCAGGCTGGTGAATTTGTTGGCGAGGTCTTGCGCCTTGGCGACGCCTTCCTTTACGGCGTCCACTCCAGCCCATCGGCGGCCCGTGAATTTCACCGAGTTGAACTTTCGGAACTTCGCGACCGGTAACGGCACCGCGCCCATGATAAGCGCCATCTTTAGCCACTCGGAAAAGATGCGCCGCTCCGCTGTGGAAATATCCCATTCTTGCAGCATCATCCATTGCGCGGTGATGCTCAGTCTTTCAAGTCGGCCCGCGCTGAAATTGATCTCGGAGTAGTTCTGGCCGAGCGTCGAAAATTGCGCGGCTGGAAGGCCCGCGCACATTTCGCGCAGGCTCTCGTTGCGGAAGCTGCCCGTCGCCGGATTTGGATTGTTCGGGTTGAACTCTTTCGCGCGCACGCCTGGAGGCAGGCCGTGCATTCCGCCGGGGTTCATTTCCAGCGAGAACTTTTTCATGATGTCAGGGTCAGGCTGCGCTGCTGCCATGCCATCCGGCCCGATCAGATCCGTCTCGAAAAAGACATTGGAGCACGCGCCGACGCGAGCGGATACAACTGCCGCTTCCATCCATTTCGCAAGCTGGCGCGCGTTGCTCATAATCGGCGTCGTCCACGGCACCGGGCGCGTCACGTCCGCGTCGTCGTCAAATTTGGCGTAGTGAATGATGTCCTCGGCTGGAATGCGCGTGCAGTTTTCCTCGCCGCCCTGCATGAACGGCATGGGTGCGTAGCCTCCCCATTGGCTCGCGGTGGCCTTTACGAAGTGATACGCTACCGGGACGGGTGCCGCGCCGCTGTCGTCATACTCGATGCCGAATCGCACAGGGTTTCCAGTCGCAGCGCATTTGCCGGTAAAGTAGTAGCTGCACCACTCCGCGTTGATGTGCTGAATCTTGAAGCCGAATGGCTGGTAACGCGCATCGCGGACGAGCCGGATGAAATGCTCGCCGTCGCGCGCTGCGGATTTCAGTCGAAGCTGCCGGCTTTCGTTGTAGCTGAGTCGTCCAGTGACGGTGCAATTTTCGCGCAACTGCCATTCGCGAAACTTCCGCTCGATAAGCTGGCAGGCGAACACGTCCATTTCTCCGACCTGTATTGTGGCCTTGCCTTTGACTTCGCGGAAAAGTTTTTTCGCGGCTGTTTTTTTGCCGGTCGTCCGTTCGATGTAGGCTGCAATCTGCGCTCGCCGTTCCGTCTCCGCGCGCAGGATTGCCTTTTCCGTCGGCGTGTGAATCACGCGATCCTCCTCCTCCTTAATCATCATGCGGATCGTGTAGCCGTTCGGCCCGATGACGTTCGCGCAGAGGTCTTGGAAGTAGCCGATGACGTAGGGATTCTCACGCGCGAGGTTGCGCGAGTATGCGCGGAGTTCCCAGTGGTTCCTGTAAATCTCCGCGTCAACTCCGATGCGGTTCACTTGCCAGTCTGGACTGAGTTTCTTCAACTGAGTAATCAGTTGCGTGTAGTCATTCCGCACCGTCGCCGTTTCCGGCGCCGCGCTTTTTGTGGATTGCCAGAATTTCCAGTTCATCGAAAGTAGGGGCGGATGGAACGTGACGGCGCATCACCGCGCAGACCGGACGCTTCGTTTTTTTCCTCCGCAACGAGCGCCTTGAGGTTGCGCACCACGGCAATCATTTTCGGGATGTCAACGCTGGTGATGCTCTGCCCGTTGAAGTTTGTCGCCGCGTCGGGGTTGCCTGCCAGCAACAGGAGCGCCGCGTTCGCCGCGTCAAGCTGCTGCTGTGCGTTTGATTTCGTGAGCGTGCTGGCGGGATTTGCCAGCACGATGAAGTCGCCAGCCGCGCCGGTCGTCACGTCGCCGCTCGATGTCTGCGTTGCACGGGCCTGCCATGTCCACGCGCCGACAAGCATCGCCGACGATTGCGTGGCGGTGATTGTGAAAAGGAAGTTGTCGCCGCTCGCCGTGCCGGCGCACGTCACCGCTGCGACTCCGGCTTGGTTCAAAATGAGCGTCGCCGTGTAGGTCGAGGCCGGGCATTCCGGCAGGCTGAGTTGCAGGCGCGTCGTGTCCCCCGACGTGATGGACTGCGGGAATATGGTGAGAAGCGGGAGCGCCATTGGTGCCGCTGCGTATAGCCGCACCGCGCCGGGGTTGCAAGCGCAAAACTGAGGGCGGCACCGTTGCCAGTGCCGCCCTTGTGTTTGCCTTGCCCAGCCATGCCCCGCCACGCCGCGCCCGGCCACGCCATGCCTCGCCGCGCCCGGCCATGCCGAAGAAATTAACTCACAGCCACGTCACCTTGTATCGCCCGAAGATAGGTCGGAACGTGCCGAGTCCGAGGATGCCGCCCTGCGTGATCATCTTCTGCAACGTCGCGGAGTTTAGCAATTCGTTGGGCTGCAACTCGAAACGGAAGGTGACGCTCCAGCCGTTCGGAATCATCGGGCGCGACTTCGGGTTTGGGATTCCCTTTGGAAGCCGTGCAACGTGCGACATGATTTGAATGCGCGGGTCTGCGCTGTTGTAGGGCTTGCCGTCCGCGTCCATGATGGGCGCAAACATCGGATCGCCGCCTTCCGTCGCCTCGATATTGCAGAACGATTTAATCCCCTGCGCCACGTCGCGGCCCTGCTTGCCGTAAAAACGCTTCGCAACCGATGGCGTGTTTTCCGCTGACAGAAGGCTGAACACGTTGAGCACGGGGATTCCACACGTCCCATGCGCGTCGCAATACATCTTGTCCAAGTCCTCCAGCTTGGTCTTGTTGTCCCCGCCGTAGCGGTCGAACATGATGGGCCGGATGCCCGTGAGCTTTGCTGTGATGATACTGTCTGAGTTGTCCATTTTTGTTTTCTGTGATGACCTTGGTTGTTTCGTCGAGGGTCAGGTCAAACCATTCGCCGTTCCCGCTTGGTTTTACGAGTCTGCGATGTGCCAGTTGTAGGTGTATCGCTTTTTCGAGTTGATCGGGAAATTCTGAGAATATCGTGCCGACGATATTCAGCGCGTGCGGACTCCACACATGCGCGGCCCAAAGGCGGCGCTTTAAGTCGGGTGTGGTGTATCCGATTTTGCAATGCCTGCCGTTGTGGAAAAAATAAACGTGTCCGCTCATAAAGTTGTCACGCTGTTACCGCCCGCGTGTCTCGTGGTTGCCTTGCCTTGCCGCGCCTTGCCCCGCCCGGCCCGGCCATGCCGCGCCCAGCCGAAAATTGTTGAAATTGAATGCTCATGTGCGGGCAGTATTCTCTAAAGCGTTTCCGCGCGCAAGAATTATTTTCAATTTCTTTTCACAGCCAGCTTCCCCTCGTCTGCGTGCCCTCGAAAATGGCGTAGTCAATCTCTGGCTTCGGCTTCGCGTTCGGCGTGCGCAGGGCTTCGGCGTCGTCCGCAATGGCCTGCTCTAGCGCGTCCCAGTTGCGCGGATGCAGCCGTAGCGCCGCGAGGCAGCCAACCTCGATGTCGAGGGCTTCGTTGCGCGCGTTCTTTTCGTTCTCGTATTTTCGGATCTCCTGCCCGCCGTCAAACGTGATGACGACTTTTTCCACGGTCAACTGCTGAAAGTATTCTTCGGAAAAACGCTGGTTGAAGTGCATCGCCGTCGCGCCCGGTTCCGTCACACGCAGGCGTTCGTAGATGCGATCCTTTGCCTCCCATGTGCCGATTTCGTGCCCCTTCAAATTCTTGGCAACCGTGCTCATCTTGCGCGTGATAATCGGTGCTCCGAATCTGCCGACGCCCTTGCTCGCGCGGACGTGGCCTGTGACGTGTTGCACCGGCTCGCGTGCGATGCGCTGGAAAAAGCGATACACTTCCTCCGCGTATGCGCCGCCGTCAACGAATGCCATTCCGAGCCGCATCTTCGCGCCGCTGGCGTGCGTCCACTCGCGGCCAAGCTCCTTTGCTAGCGCCGTCCAGACTTCTTGATGCGACGTGTAGCCGTCGAGAACAACGTGGTCAAGTCCCCAAGATTCTTCCTCGCGGTTCCATGCGCGCCAGCCAACCTCTAGCCGGTTGCGTTGCACGTCGCAAAAAGCCGTGATGAACGATGCGGCCTGCGGAACGGTGTCGTAATTCTCGCGCCGCTCATACAAGGTTTTCCAGTCAGGCGGCTGCTCGCTTTCGTCGGTGGGGTCGAACGGCTCCGCGTCCACGGTGTTGACCATTGGCCGGCGCGCGCGCTTCGGGTCTGCGCTCGCGGCAACTGCCATTTCCTCCTCGGCCATCTGGCCAAGGTATCCTGCCGGGTAGCGCACGGAATCAACCGGGTGCGGCCAAAGCAGGGCGTTGGCGTGGTAGCCTCGCCGCCCGCGAAACTCATTGCGCGGTTTCCAGTTGTCGAATCCCTGCTTGTGCGCCATCGCGTAACGCTCCGCGTCGGTCAAGAACTCGCCGCACCTCGGGCATTCCAGCCGCGCACCTTCGGGCTTGCCCTTGTCGTATCGAAGCTGTCGGCGGTGCATCACGAACGGCTCGCCGCCGCACTTGACGCATGTGACGTGCCACTCATTCCAGTCTGAGTTTTCCAGATCGTTCATGATCCGGCTGTGGCCGAGCAGCGACGGGTAGCTCGCCG